AAACCTGTAGCAAAGGCTTCTGGATCTACTACGTCAATGTTTGCACCGACAAATGCAGTGCAGATCGGGCAAATTCCTATGGCTGATGATACATTAAAATCTTTTGATGTGAGTAACCTGATCGGCAAGTCAGTGTATCTCGGAATCGCTATCTGTGGACTCGGTACCGGCAGATCTACAGATTTTATTTATATGGATTTGGTGTAATTAAATAATCAGCATTATGATACCAGCCTGTCCACTACTGCCTGAATCTTTAGGTGCTAATGCATATACACTATCCCCTTTTTTTACTTCAAAACAAGCTGCATTACCACCTTTAGTGTTATCATCCGCTTTATAGGAGGTTAATATTTTTTGTGCAACATTGTTTAGTTTTACGGTAGGATTCAAAAAATAATTTGATCCACAAGTATGGGCGAATACGATACATAATCCATCTCTAGGCATAGTTTTTGTTGTAGATACAGACCCAGCGCCGGAGTTTGATACGCCGTATGAGTATAATACTGTCGGAATACCATATTTTTTAAAAGGGATCACTGTATCGGCACCTGCACTATCCGTCACAACGTAACCATATTCGCCACTGGCAGTCACTCCAAAGCGGAAGGGAGTATTATCCGAAGCTGTTAACTTCCTAGTTAGTTCAGACGCAACATCTGCCACCGCCTTGGCATCCGGCACGTATCCGGTCACCTTGGTAGCCATCAGATCCTCCTTTGTGGTGATCATCTGGGCAAAAGCCGGGGCTGTGAGATCTGCAAAAAACTTCTTGATCTTGCCCATGATTGTGGACATCTTTTCACCCGTGGCGATATTTTCCCGGCTCTCCGCCTCTGTAAATGCCACTGTCATCTCATCCGCCACAGTGGATGCAGTCCCGGGATCTCCCTTTTCGCCCTTCTCTCCAGGATCCCCTTTTTCACCTTTTTCCCCGGGATCACCTTTCGCGCCCGGGTCGCCTTTTGTCCCAGTGTCACCTTTAACGCCTTTAAGGTTACAGGCATATACCCACTGTGCCGTAGTTTCGTCTCCGGAAGTAGTACACCTATAGACATTTCCTGTGTCAGTGTTGAGATATAGATCTTCCTGCAGTGCATCCGCTATTCCGGTATTAAATACCGTTGGTACCGTGCTTGTCCCTGTGATAGCGGTACCTTCTGTCCAGCGTGATCCTCTTGTGCCGGTTGTTCCTTCATCCCCCTTGTTACCCTTCTCTCCTCTATCGCCCTTCGGTCCCTTTACATTGCCGATAAATGTTTTTACTGTTGCCATTTATGATACCTCCTGTTTTATATACAAATTGCCAGTCGCACTGTCATATTCAAATTCCGGTGTGGTTCCTGATTCAGCAGAATAAGCCCAGAGGTTTCCATCTGAATCTACCGCCAGTGTAAAAAATCCATTCACCGGCACAGTAATTCCGCTTTCGCCCTTCTCTCCAGGATCCCCTTTTTCTCCTTTATCTCCCTGGTCGCCTTTTTCTCCTTTATCTCCCTTGGGTCCTTGAATACCGGGCGGTCCATTAAAATATCCTGTCTCCAGCCTTTGTGTGACGTCTTCCACCAGATCCTCTGCGTGTTTGCTTGTAGTTTGGGCTTCCTGTGCAGAGTTATCTGCATAAGTGGCCGATTTACCAGCCTCTGCCGCTGACGCATTGGCACTGATGGCTGATTTATCCGCCTGTTCTGCAGATACCCTTGCATTTTCTGCATACTGGGCTGCTGCCGTTTCGGATCCTGCTGCCGCCGTGGCTGACTTGGCCGCCGCTGTTGCGGAGACACTTGCATTTTCAGCCTGAACCGTAATATCTGCCAGATAATTAGGCTGTAGTTTTTCTGCTCCAATGCTGCCATCCTTAATATCAGCTTTTACTTTGCCATCATCACCGACCGTCCAGTAAATGATTTCAGAATCAATAAATTCGAACTGGGTAATCAGTGCTGATAAATCAACGTATTTCACAGTACCGTCATCAAGTGTAATGATCAACTGCTGCGTCTGTGGATCATAATCAAAATTCACTGCCAGTTTTTCCAGCATCGTGTCAATGACCTGCTGTGCACCGGAGACCGCTGTGATGGTAAGCTTACCTGTCGTCTTGTCATACTCGATCTTTTTGATACAGGACTGCGCATCAACCTTGTCAAACTTTGTGAGTTCATGTGTAATCACTCGGTCATCGATTGTGCTCACAGCATTGCCCAACTTATTCAGGTTCGTTTCATTCAATGGCGATTTTATACTTGGATAATTCTCCCACTGTGTTGGATCACTGTACGCTTTCTGCATCCTGCTTCACCTCCTGCTCCGCAGCATCCCGATCTGCGATCTCCGCCAGCAACGCATCCCTGGCTTTCTGCTCCTGACGTGTCAGCACCTCCTGCAGAGCCATACGCTTGACCTCCTCCGGCAACCCGGAACTATCCACAAAGTTTGTAATTGCCTGACTAAATTCCCTGATTTCTAAATTGCTCATTCTTAATCCTCCGGTCCTAAATAAGTAATAACAGTCCCACTAATGTTTTTTGTTCTCCACGCAACTGCCGTACCTTTATAATTCATATAGCCCGACACACCGATAGCTCTTACGCTGATCAGGTCCACACTGGACAGCTTGTTAACGATAGTAGCTGCACTGATTCTCTCTGCTTTGATTACCCCGGAGGATGTCCAGTTAGCTACTTCCATGTAATTAGCCTTTACGGTTCCAGCACTGATATAGTTGGCTTCTACCGTTCCCAAACGGGCGCTTACACCATTCAGATCAGAGACTGTCACATGATCTGCTTCCAGGCTCCCCACGCGGCCACTGACGGCATTCAGAGAGTCAATGGTTGCCTTGGTGGCAATCAGGTTGTTCAGTTCCAGTTTGGTTACATTCAGGGTCTCGATGGTCGCATATTTGCTAACCAGTTCGTCCGCATTTACCACACCGACCAGGTCTATCCGCTCTGCCTTGATCTTGATGCTTTCCGCAGTCTGATTGATCTCTGATACAATGTTGTCCTTGGATACCTTGGTAAGGATCTGCTGTGCATTGATGCTGATCTGCGTGGACAGGTTCTGGTTGATATCTTTCATTTCCAGACGAGTTTCATCCACTGTCCTAGTCAGTGTGTTGGTTTTTCCCTTTAACTGGATAATCTGCTTCTGCAGCCCGTTGACCTGTCCGGTCCTGTACTCCTCGCCCTCCGCAGTATAACTGTCCTTTAGAGCCTGTATACCTTTCAACGTACGCTGCAGTATGTATGTATAGATAGTCTCCCTGGTCGTGTGCAGTAATATACCATCCCCCACCTCCAGGCAAGGATTGCCGCGAGCTTCCACTTGTGCCGGACGGTACCATACGACTCCAATCACGCTGAGGACGTTGTCTGCGATGGTCTGCAGGTCTGCAGCAGACTTGCCATACACCAAGAAGTTATCCTCTATGATGTAACAGTTATTACCGGTACCGGAGATAGCACCGATGTCGTTCTCTTCCTGCCGGATCTGCAGCTTATCAATATGCTGGCAAATAAAGTCTTCATACTGGCAGGAGATATAATTGCTCCGGGATACCTCTGTGGTGCCCATCGGATCTGCAGGATAAAGGTCATCTGCCGGATACAGATCATCCGCCGGATACAACCCCTCGATCATCTGTTCCAGCACCACATACCGTAATTTCCCATTTCTGCCGATATGTCCAAAGCAGCCATTGATCTCGCAGATGGCTTCTATAATCGTCTTTCCTGGGAGTTCTCCGGGATCTATGGTCTTCTCCACTGTCATATCATCGTTAACCAGCGTGATTTCTTCCTGATCTACGCCGACATAAGCACAAAAGCTGGTACGGAACTGTCGAAGTGTCATCGGAAATGTCAAACCCTTATACCATCCAGATACTTCAGCATTCAAAATGTCATACATGGCATCATAAGCCGTTACATTTCGGTACCGGCGGTCTGCAGTTGGTTTATCCGATACAACTCTATATTTTCCAAAAGAAAAAGGAGCATCCTTCTGCCCCTCTAAAGTAGTGGTAACTGCAAGCTGCATTCCCACCATCGATGTAAATACATTTGATATCTTAAATTTTATCTGACTGGCTTCGCAGGCCCCAAAGGTCAGTTCTGATTGTGAACAAAGGCTTTCCTTCAGCTCGAACTGCTCGTAATGGATATCTGAATTAGTGATATTCACATTTCCATCAGAGGACACTATACTCAGCTGCTTATCGGTTCCATCCCGGAAGAGATCTTCGTGCTTATACTCAATCATGTGCTACACCTCCTATGATTGCGAACCGAATGGAATTATAATGAATTTTCCCATCATATATTCCATAGATCTGCGGTTGAAAATTAGAAATGTAGCAAAGCTGGGTCACATAATCATCATATTCCGGGATATATGCTGTAACTATACACTTTCGTGCCTTACCCTCCACATAATTCTCACGGATCCTATCCATGAACTCTTTGAAGTCATCATTCGTGAGTCCAGCCGGTGTTTCAAACTCCACCTTCAAAGCCTTCAGATCTACGGCATTGATGTGCTCATAGCCGTTTGCATCCGTCCAAGGATCCAGTACCTGCATGTTGGCATAAGGGCTGTAGCTTTCAGCTTTAATGAACCGTTCTTCATCCACTGTGTAATTTCCAATTTTTAAAATCCATCCACTGTAAGCCATGATCTCCACCTCTAATTGTTCCGGTTAGCGGCTGCCATCTGGTCGGCAGTCGGAATTTTGCGTATAAGAAAAGCACCTACCAGAAGGTAAGTGCTATCAATTTAATATTATTTATTGTTTTGAATCATCCTCTTTAAGCACTTCAACATATTCTGAAACAGCATATGCATTGAAAATTTCATAGATGTTATGAAGGAATCCAATAAGCCGCCATAATATCACAAACGCCTGATAAAAATAAGCAAATAACAATACAAAAGCAATTGCAATATTTAATATTTGAGATCCAAATATCTGAAAATCATCCGGCAAAATCGATAATGATATTTGTAATAGGATATTTATAAACATCATAACAGCAAATTGTAACATTAATTGTACAAAATTCCAATTTGTTTCATGAAGTGCACTTTTATTTTCTTTTTTCTTCGTGTTTTCTTTAATATCCTCCATAAAAATAGATATAATTTCTCGATTCAGTACAGCCTGGAATAGTGTATATCCTGTAAACACTATTCCGAATACTGCAATTGCAATATCAAGCATCATTGATGATATATCACGCATTACAACAACAGTGTCTATAATGCTGGTTCTTAACGCAAATACAATGCTTATCAATATAATTGTGATTCTTGAAATTCTATTGTGTTTATTAAATTCAAAAAAAATATCAAACGACTCTTTAAGCAAATCTTCTGACTTTTTTTCTTTTAGCATCAGTAAAAGTGCATCAGTCTGATTGCTCTTGTTTTTCATTAATTCACATCCCCTATTTTCTTCCTAAAAAAGGTATGATTTTACTCACATTTCTAGAATAAATTTCTGCATTTTCTTGACTCGTGTATTGTACACTATCAATTTTACTTCCTTCAACTATAGAACTTTGAATTTCCTCTTTTAGACTATCTCCAGAAATGTTCAATTTCATTCTTTCTGACATTTTGTCATTTCTGATTGTCTTTTTAACATTGTTTCTATCCGTTACTTTAAGTATAGGCTCAATAGTTCCTTCTGCCTCAGATAATACATCTATTACGCCAGGAATATTATCAGGAGAATTATAATTTATTGCACCCGTTTTACATCCAAGTCTTTTTCTGGCTTCATTTGCCAAGTATCCAAGACTTCCAGAAAAGTCAATATCTCCATCACCATTAAGCGGAAAAAATCTTAATGTCAGTTGGTTGATTTTCTCAACTTCTCTCAATTCATTGGTCAAATTATTTTTTGAAGGTATACCCACCACATTTACCAGTGGAATCGGCAACAATGGTTCACCTTCTTCCTCACGCAATCTATTCTGCTCTCGTACGTAAGAATCTATTATATATTTTATCGTAGACCGAAAACTGCTTAATTTAGGGCTTCCTTTCTGATTCTCCACATAAATCATCCTATGGTTTTTCAGATATATTATAAACAGAGAAAATGGTGCTGCACTATATCTGTCATCCATTTCAATCAGATTACCATCGCTATCCAAATCAGAAAGTCTCTCCAAAACTGTCTTCTTAACAATATAACCTCTTAAGACATACTCTTTATCCTCTGTCTCTTCAACTTCCGTATTCATAATAATGTATTTATCATCATTAACTGTTCTTTGAATCCCACTTTGTAATGCTGGCATTACAATTGTATCAAAATATTCCAACAAGGGTGCTTCTACATCATTGTCCAACAGAAATACCGTGTTAAAATTGGCTACTGAAACATTTTTCATCTTTTTTGCATTCTGATTCATACCTTTATCCCCTGTACTTTCCCCGCATTCACGGTTTTCTTATATTACCATTTTCCTACAGAATCCGTACTTTTTCAATAGCTCCAGTCTTTCGATTTATTGAAGTAGATATGCTATTATATCGAAATGACACTTTCAGAAAGTGGCTCCGCATAGGAGCCACTTGTATTATCCAAATATATTACCGCAGTCGTCACATACAAACTTTGATACATTTCTTGTAATCGGCTGCCTTACAACCTTCTCCTTTTTATTAACCAAAGTGAAAGGCTTAAGAGGATTCAGATTCGCAGAATATGTCGTTTTCACCTTCCCTTGGCTGATTACTTCCTGTTCGACAAAAGCATGGAACCGTTTGCTACCACAGTTGGGACAGCAATCAAAATGTTTCGGCTTTTTATCCTTTACCAGCCATTCCGCCAATGCAACAACCCCTATTATTATTGCCAATGCAGCTAAACCAGCACCCATAATAAGTACCTCCCTACACAATATATTTGCCTTAAATATACCATATAGAGAGGTTACTTTCAACGTTTTATCCCCAAACCATCTGTGGATTTCCCTGTGCTCCCAGCCTCCGGGCTTCGCTCTTATATCCAGCCTTAGCAGCACTGAATACATCATCATTACTGATTGTTGGTTTGGAAAGAAGCTGCAATAAAATTTCATTTTGGCGACGCAGCAGTTCTATCTCCTGTTGTGCAGTTGTGAACACAGCATCTCTAATGCCTGTGATTTCCGCGCCACCGGCAACCGCTGTGTTACCACCGACTGTCCCTAACATCTCCGGCACCCCCTTTTCACCAGCTTTGAATAATGTAAACCTCGTAGGCACATATCCGCCGCCTTCAAATCCTGGAATTTTTCCAAGATTTATTGATCCTGCTGGAATGATTTCTTTTCCCGCAAAGCTTATAGAATCCCAAGAGATATTCAGCTTGTCATTCAGCCAATCGGCAAATCGGTTCCAGATTCCCTTCACCGCAGTGACTGCATTCTCCCATGCCTGTGAAAGTCCTTTCTCAATTCCATCCCATGTCCAAGATTCTGTTGAAAAATGAGAAGATACGTCATCCCACCATTTTGCGAATCCAGTATTTCCCCACCATTCTGTAAATTCATCCCACTTACTAGATAGTGCTTTTTTTGCATTGTCCCCTAAAGATTCCCATTTTTCCTTTGAAAGCCAAGGAGAAACATCGTTCGTAAACCACTGATATACTCCGGTACTCTTCCAGTTTGTCTCGAATTCGTCCCACTTCTTATTTAAAGAGGACTTCATATTTTCTCCCAGTTCCTCCCATTTCTCTTTTGTAGTCCACGGCACAACATCGTTTGTGAACCAGTCAGATACAATCGTTTTTACGCTATTAAAAGCGTCCGGTATTCCTTTTACTTTATCAGTAAAATCATCAATAGTGCTATGCTTCGGAAGGAAAAGTGTTCCTGTAAGTATCCTGTATAAATCATTATCTGTAATGTCTTTATTTAGATTGTCCCACGCATCAAGAAGTGTAGGAATATCTGTATTAACTATGGTGTCGAAAAATCCTCCATCCCCAAACCAAGTGAAATTTTCATATATTTCCTTGTCATCTGGGAATAGTGCTTTGCCTATTGCCTTACCAACATTGAATCCAACAACAAACGTTGCCGCCAGTAAAACTATTTTGACGCCATTGCTTAAATTCAGTTTTGACGGTATTGCCTTCGCAATTTTATCCTTTAGAACATTATCTAAGCCTAAGAATTTTGCAACAGCAAGCGCTGACACTATCGCTGTTGCAATAGGATCTGCATCAAAACTTCCATTCCACAAATCTACGGCAGCATCAATGGCAGTCTCTAAAAAGTTGCCTGCTGCAAGAAATACTTCTTCCCACTCGATGCCGTCAAGGAATTCTCCGATATTGTGACCAATTTTATACCAATCCACCGCCGCAATCGCATCGGCGAACCAGTTAAAAATCCCAGACACCAGTTTAGAGGTATCTTGTCCGGCGGCGAAGAAGTCACCATCGAACAGATCTTGGAAGATTTTCTTCACAGGTGCGAAGAATTCCTCAATCTTATCGGCAAGATTCTGTGCCTTATTCTCCATGTTGGCAAAGGCTTCATCCCAGGCTTTCTGATATTCCTCGAAGGATTTGTTGAAAGCATCATCCAACAGCCCGGAATCTAAACCACCGCCGCTGCCGGAAGATGATCCCGAAGAGGTGGTAATCACATCCAGTTCATCGAACTTACGAATGCCCTTCTGCAGCTTATTGACTGCTTCTGTAGCCGCTTCTGCTTCATCGGCAATGGATCCGAAATCAAAACTACTATCGGCTACGGATGATGTAACTTTGCTAAGATCAATTCCCAGCAGATTTCCAAGCCATGTAGCCAGTCTCTGTAAGGCAATCACCATAGCATTGACATACGGTAATACCTTAGATACCATCGGCAAAAACAGATTGCCTATGGTCCGGGACAGGTTTTGGAAGTTGCTCTCAATCAATCGCAACTGGTTTGCAGGCTGGTTGATCGTAGTAGCCAAATCTCCCCAAGCATACTTGGTGCTGTCTAACAGGATGATTGCCCGGAGCAGTGCCTTGTCGTTCTGATTCAGCGCCGTGATATTTGCCTGAATACCAAGTTCATATAACTTCTGCTGTAAGTTTACATTACGGATATTAACACCGTATTTATCCAGTGTACGGCTCATTCCGGCAAGACCGGATGCCATATCATTCCAAACCTTGTCAAAATCAAGGTTCTTTACGGATGCGAGGTCTCCACCGATCTCTGTAAGAGCCTGCGACAGCTTCAATGATGTCTCTGCGGTAACTCCCATAGAGGATGCCATCTGACCGAAGGTGGCCTGATAGTTCATCAGCTTCTCGGGATCAATACCAAGACTGGGCTGCCCCGTTGCCTGTAAGGTTCCATCGTCTTTCACAGAGAACCCTGTCATTTTAGAGGTAAGCTGTTTTGCACGGTCACTGAACGACTTATAATAGGCTTCCGCTGATTCTGCTCCTGCGTCTTCCCACTGGGAGACTGCACTCTCTGCAACCTGTCCAAAGGCAGCATCGAAATAGTTCAGAGTCTCCACATAGTCCATAGAGGTCTCAATGGACTTCCAGAGTTTATCCGCTCCACGCTTTACCCAGAAGAAATTTGCGTATAGTGATCCGAATACAGATGCCAGGCCTTTACTGCTCTTAGATGTCCTCTGTGCGCTCGCAGAATAGCCATTAAGGCTGCTTGTCATGCTCCGGGTAGTACTTCCTACCTTGCTGCCCTGATTCGCCAATCCTGCCAGTGCAGTAGTCATATTAATCAGATTACTACTAACCGTAGGAGCCTTAGACAGAGTATTCATCATGCTGTTTAATGCCGTTGCCAGCTTCGGCATATTGTCGATAGCTGTGATAACGCTCTTATTTCCCAGCTTAGATATACCCTTTGCAAGTTCTCCAATCGCTGCTGCACCATTTATCACAGATTCCGGCTGCCCTAAAGATGAGGAAATGCGGTTAATCGCATTTGCCGTCTTATTTATGCCGGAAGTATCTACGCTTCCAATCTGTGATATATTCTTAGCCAGTCTGGTAAAGTCAGCCGTTCCAACATTTTTCATTCCCTGCATGGAATTGCTCAGGCTATCGATACCCTTCGAAAGTCCTGTAAGGGCATTTCCATCGATATTACCAAGGGATCCGGCGAGTCGTTCCAGTTTTCCAACTAGTTTATCTAAAGCATTATTTGCTTTTGTGGCCTGTGCCTCAACCTCTATTTCTAAGCGGTCAATTTCTGCTCCCACGAACTCACCAACTTTCTAATTGTTATAAGTCAGCGACTATCATCCATTCAATAGCCGGTAATTTTCAGTACAAAAAAAGAAGCGGAAAAACCGCTCCTTCTGATTTCTATATATTATTTGCCAAGTATCCGAGATATCAGGCTCATTTTGTATCCTTCATCCTTTGGATATAACCCTAAGGCAAGAATCTCTTCATCCGAATAATCATGCACTACTGATTTCTTTCTCTTTGGTTTCATCTGCCGTATTGTAGCAGATATGTTTTTTATATTTTCTTCATTCAGTTCCGTGCTTTTAAAACACTTCGGGCAGAGAAGCAATTCATCACTACCCATATCGTATCCACAGTATCTGCATACCATAGGCATTACCTCCGCACCCTCATCATATCACAGGTTGCAGAAATAGTAAATGCCCTAAAAAGCGGCAATGCTATGACACATCGCCGCCCTGCTGTTCCGTCTTTTTTTTATGTGTTCTCCGCCAGTTAATTCTTCTTGCTTCTTCCTGTGCAAAGAACTTATCTACTTCTAACATTTTTTCCTCTTCCGTAAGAGGTCTGCTCTGCAATGTTCCATCTTGCAGATTTGGTTTCTCGATATACTTCGATACCGCTTTGGAGCCTGCCAGACAATGCTCTACCGCCGTCATAACAGCAGACAAACCATAGGTGCCGAAGTATTCCCACACTGCCCTGTCCTGCATCTTCCGGCGCATTTCATAGCCATTCAAGCAATACCCCAGTTCTGTTGGGGTCATATGCTTAAATTCCTCCAAGGAGATTCCTATGGCATACGCCAGCGGGAAGTGATCCTCCCAGATTATTTTGTGGAAGTTGACTTCTTCCGGTGATCCTGCGGAGCCTTGGGCTGCTTCTGAATCTTCTCTTCCGCATTCTGACTCATTTGCTCCAACATCTCCGTCAGACCGGACAGCTTGAAAAAACCATCCTCCTCCATCCATGCCTTGATCTGCTTGTACAATCCAGCATAGGACAGTTCATTCTCTTCCATATAGGTGCGCATCATTGATCTTGCATCTTCAAACGAAGAAGGATTCTTTTCCAGCAAGCCTGCGTAAAACGCAATACTGCAGATCTGCGGAATCTCTGCAACCATCTCTGCTGTACCATCCAGCACCGCTTCTGCTCTGTTTTCACTATTGTTTTTCAAAATATAAGATCCTGACACTACGCTGAACATTCTCTGCACCAGTTCCTTGCACTCTGCCGCAGCGTAAGTAAATACCATGTTTAATTCAGTTCCGTTTACAGTAATAGTTCTCATATTCCTTCCCTTTCTCCCTGTTTATAGGGGAAGGGGCAGTCCTAAGACCGCCCCGTTTTCCTTGCTTACTTATTTTTATCAGCCTCCGGCTCCAGGCGCTGTAGGCTCCACTGCGGTGATACGATCCGGTAAATCTATCAGAGTATTGTTGATCGTATACTGCAACACATTTCCTACGGCATACTCAGGTGCAGGCAGTGATCCGGGCTCAACAATGTACACATTCATCTTAGCTTTCTTAGGATGATATGAGCAGAACCACATACACTGTGTAGCTGTTCTTCCTTCGTAAGCCTCCAGCATCTCTTCCCACTGTTTATCGAAAGTATCCGTGTTATTGAATACAGTCTGCAACTCACCACCGGTGTCCTCGTGACCTCCGGTATACTTTTTTCTCTTGGACTTCAACGGAGTTGCATCCAGTTTATCTTTGGTTACCTCTACGCCACCAATGCTGATGCACTCTTCAATTTCCTTCCATGATGTAGGTGGTGTGGTTAAAGTACCAATACCCCAGCCAAATGTCACACCAATGGTTGATAAAGCCTGTTCTGCCATCTTTTCCTCACTTTCTACCGCTATCTTTCTGCGGTCAGCGATTACCTGTCCGGTAACCGGTATAAAAATAAGAGCCTTTCGGCTCTCTGTTGCGTTTATCTAACCCCCTCGATTTCGATGGGTTTTAATTAAATTGCTGCAGTGTATCTCCACTACCAAATGTCCGTTGGTATCTTCCTACCCACCGGGAAATATTCGGGTCTGATGCATTGGCAACCGGTATAGGTCCGCCACGGCACTGGAATCCATAGGACAGCATGATTTTCTTTGCCTCCTGGCTCATTGCATTACAGATCCCATCTGCTGCGGATCCGGTAGCATAGGCAGTAATGACGATCAGAGGGCGCTGGCTACCCTCATTTCCCCGAAGATCATAATTGCCACCGGAATTATCTCCCAGAGATACATCCAAATACGGGAACTGGGTGTTCTTCGGCGTGACATATCGCCCGACTGTACATTTTGGATATGCTTTTTTCATCTTGGTACTGAATACCGTGTAAAACTCATTCCAATCAAATCCAGCCATTCAATCACCGCCAATCTCATGTATAATGCAACGTTCATCTGGAATTCTTGCATCAGTTTCCCAGCCGCCGCTTAGCTTTTTATGGACGATTTTTCCACACTTATCTTTTGTCATCCTCACACCACATCTTTCAATTGGACATAAGAAACATTCAGTCGGTCTTTTGTCGACTGTCATTCCGAATATTTTCATGTTCCAAACACCTCTCTTGCGATCTCCACAACCTTGTCTTTCAGTTCCTTACCAGCGTTGTACATCGGCATCTTCGGGGAAACACCAGTTGCATAATGCCATTTCCCTTCCAGATCCATGTACCACCATCCCGGCTCATTGCCGTGCGTGCCGTATGTTCCGGTTCCAACGCCCGGAATATTTGCCGGATTTTGTGCCGGAAGTCCGGCTCCAAATTCAAGCATGAGTGCCGGAGAGATCTCTTTGCTCTGCACACCATCCTGATTCTGCCATTTGCTCACAATCTTCTGCGAATCTTCCATGAAGAACATTGCCTTACATCCAGCTTTCTCCGGTGAGATTTCCGAGGACAGCCGAACGTATTTTCCAAAACCGCTGCTGCCGATGTGAGCCTGCGCAATGGCTATTCCTTCGGCGGATAACCTCCGGCACAGTTCCTCGCATTTCCCGGGAAGACTGTTCTGGTATTCCTTAATCTCCTTGATGGCGTTCTGAACCTCTTTCACGGACAAGCCAAACGATATCTTCTTACTCACCCTTCTTGCCCTCCAAGGTGCATCCGTTCAATACCTCCATAACCTCGCTGATATTTCCGCATGCCGTAATTATGGTAGTAGCTTCTGCTGTCATCGTTGTCTTTGAAGCAGAACATCCTTCCAGCAATCCCAACTCCGAATACACCTTAAAAATCTTCGGAGACTGAATAGCGAACCAGTCCACCATCTCCTCATTCTTCGCCCATCCGGCCTCTACATTGTAGGTGTTGTTGAATAAGCCACTTTCCGACAGAAACGCATGGACAATTTCATGCCGTAATGTCTTTTTCTGAATAAACGAAAAGTCCTCATAGTCACATTCTTTGTTCGGTTCTGCTAATACCACAATCAGCTTAACGGTCACATCACAGTAACCATTACAGTCTTTCAAAATGGTATCTTCGTCTTCTTTCCGAAACTCAATCCGATATTCAGTTCCAAGGATATTGATTTTTCTGTTTTCCATATTTCACGCTCCAAACATCATAAATCTGTTTCCAAAATGCGCTTCATTCAGTGCCTTTTCAAGTTCATCTCGATAAGCAAACGGACTCAATGGGCTTTCAATCCTCTCTCGTAGAATTGGTGCTGTAGCATTTACAGAAGCTGTCTGTATGGCATTCGCACACATATTATGCGGCAATTCAGCCAAAGCACACATTTCCATTTTCTTATGGTCGCATGAATCAACTTTTGGACAAGCCTTACACTTTTCTGATAATTTCGACAATGTCATATCAATATCTACCTCTTCTGCATAGACTGTACAGCACCCATGAACCTAACAGTATCATTAACCATTTTCTTCATGTTTTCCGGTTTCTTCATTTCCTCAATAGATTCCCTAAACGCATCTTTGATTTCCGGATACTCTTTGAAAATCTTTCTTACGTTTTCTTTGGAACATTCAAGGCAAATATTTGTAGTAAAATTCTTTGGAAGTTCTTTTCCGCATTGTCTACAAACCATATCATCTCTCCGGCAATTCCTTAATCGCAATCACAATTCCATTCAAACTTTTCGCAGGCGGTGCGGCAACCTCATAATTAGCACTATCGCCATTTACAGAACCGTCCTCATTGTATTGTGGTTCACAGCCAATCCATAGCCGTGTCAGCTTGGTAATCGGGCAATCCATATTGCAAGTAGATATTGTCCTGGAATAGTCAACGCTACTTCCGAACACATCAGCCTGCACATCGCCCTTGCCCGCGGAAATGTTGGCATAAAAAACGACAGGCTTGTTATAGCCTGCCATTGTGCCGATTGGAATAGGAACCAGTTCTCCGTCAACCTCGGTGTATTTGATTTTTCCATCCTCGTCCGTTTCATAGACGGGAATTTCATCACTGTACGTTGCATAGTGCAGTTTTTGCTTATTCTTTTTTAGTGAGCGCATTTTTATTGTGTCTCTCCTGTTTTGGGTGTATCATATATGTGAAGGCGTAATTTATCAATGAACGAGGTGCAAATACGCAATGAAAAAAGTTTATTATATCTAAATCTATCGATGGTTTAGATTCGGTATATCCCATTTACCGCATAATCTTGCGTCATTTCCCATTTTCTTCCTTGCTCGCTTGGGGTTATAGGTACGAAATTGCTAATTGCCCCAAGAATATATTTTTAAAGGAGCAAGATTATGAAGAAACCTAGTTTCAAATGGGAAAAGCTCTTTCAACTTGTTCTTTTGTTTGTTGGTACATATGGTGAGCGCTTATTTATTACATTACACGCCTTCATTTGCAACATGAAACCGGATTTTTTTAGTTTTATTTGCATATCAATAGTGTTCATCATATTAACAAAACTGACATTAAAAAACTAAAGACAGGACAACTTGGCGGGTCTGATCAACCCGCCATTGTTGTATTTTGGCGAACTTCCCTCCACCACTCTATCGTACGCCGCCTGCGGCTTTCGCCACGCTCAATCTTCTTTACCGCTTACCCGCGGCTGGGAGATTCCGGATCACCTTAACCTTTCTTTTCAGATGTAATTTGCAAATCCAACAACTCCCTTGTAAGCCATAAGATACTCGCTAAAGGTTCTTGAAATCCCATTTTCCGAATGGCTCAGCTGATTTTCTGCACCGTTCTTGGAATCAATCTCAATCGCCGCCATAGCAATCTTGGCTTTATTCTTCTCCAGGTCCGCAAGAATCTTATCTTCATCCCACGAACCCGGATAATTTCTCAGTTCCTTAAATGCTTCGATGGCAAGATTGATAACCAAATCTGAAACCGCGATCTGTTCATCATATTCAGTTATCATCTTTTTGATTTCTTCTACAAAATCAGCCATCCTGCCACCTCATTTCATTTACAGACCAAACTTTTCAAGGATCTGCTCTTTCAGAGCTTTACCGGTAGATTTCTCTGTCACTTCTATACCCATGGTTTCTGCCAATTTCTTCAGGTCGGCAGCACTCATTCTAGTGATCTCTGACCTGGAATACTTTCTCTGATTCTCTTCTTTGTTCTCTGTTTCCACAGGATTGTCAGCCGGCACAGGATCATTATTAGGAATCTCCACAGAAAGCGGAGCAGCCGAACTGTTCTCCACTTTCTGATAACCGCAAGATTCAAAAATCCTTCCCATGCTCTCATTGACAATCATGGTTACGCCATCTTTTTCATAACAAACCATGACCGATCACCTCATCTTAAGATACTGTCACAGCCTGAGTGGTTTCCACAGTCACACCATTCTCAGTGTATGTAACGGTCACATTCCCGGTTGCGTTGATGATCTCAGGACCATATCCAATGAGCTTGGTCACATCTCTGGTAGTGTTGTCATCATAAGTGGCAGTTACTACCATACCAGTGATATCAAACTTCTCACCGGCAGAATAGGTGGTCTTATCCGGTGCCTTGGTAATTGCAATCCTGCTTACCTTGGCAGTCGCATGAACGCCGATTGCATCCAACTTCTGAGATAAGCAGAAAGCATCATACCGAACCCGGCCTTCTACCAGCCAGCCGGAGATGCCGGGTGCATCCGTATGGATCTTGTACTCAGTCAGTTTGATAGGTGCTACGCATACGATGGAATTTGTGATAATGAAATCCACGTTTGCAGGGAAATAAGATGCAGGAGCCTTAATAATGGGCACGCCGTCAACCTCACCTACAACACCACGAATAGCAATCTGAGTTGCCATATCACCCTTCTTGGTAAATGCATCATCCAGTTTGATGCACTTGTAGTAAGAGGACCGGCAAATGCAGACACGACCTGCGGTAGGCACCTTTGCATCATCCAACTTCTCCTGCACAGACAGGAAACTTTCATATGCATTGGTCTTAGTAGTTGCACCGACGATAATATTTTCTTTCTTTGCAGATGCTACGATCTTATGGATTCTGTAGATATCCACCTCCGGAATTACCACTTCGTCGATCTGACGGGCCAGTGCCTTACCTGCTTCCATAGTCATCTGAGTGTCATCATAAGACTTGCGGTCGATGGTGAAGGTGAAGGATCTGTCCTGAGACAAGGTCATTTCCTGCTCATTATTCCCCAGCTCATCAGGATCACCATAACGGTTAGAACCGGAAGTCTTGTAATCATTCATTCCAACGGTAGGAATGGAGTATACTTTAACGGTCTCCACACCGATAAAATCATATTCCTGGTTTACCAACGCACCAGTCAGAGATCCCAGTGTAAAGCGCTCGTCTACCTTCTGGCCGTACTTACTTGCATAATTTACTGTTGCCATAATATCTTACCTCATTCTTTCTGAAAAATTATGAATTGAACCCCTTTAAGAACGGATCCTCGTTATCTCCACCGCCAGCGCCGGAATTTACAGGAGGTCTGTTTTTAAGCCATTCGGCTTCTTTCTTTTTAATCAGTGCCTGCTGTACCTCGGACTGGATCTTGAAAAGAGTATCTGTGTCTCCGTCATACTGGGCTTCTGCTGCCTCTGTCGCCTTGTCCTGCGGGTATCCAAGTCCCAAGAAATTCTTTTCCAGCTTAGTTACCGTATTCTCCTTCAGAAGCTGGTTGAACTTTGCATCTCTTTCAGCCTCTCGCTCAGCCTTTTCCTGATCTCGTTTCTGCGCATCTGTCAGAGTTGCGTTATATTTCTTTTTCCAGTTGGCTGCATCACTGGCCGCCTGTTCCTGCTGCTTTTTCAGCTTGGCATTTTCGATGCGCATCTGCTGCAACTGCTCCTCCACAGAAAGTTCCATTTCCTGCTCATTACCGGTTGTGTCCTCTGCCACAGTGTTGTCCAGCGCAGTGTCAGAACCGGGTCCTTGGATCTGATCATTTTCTAACTTATCTGTTTCATTTTTTTTCATCTCGATACCTCTACTTTCTGCGATTGATTACCCTCGTTTCCCTACGAGCTTTTTGTTTCTGCGATTACCGTTTTCCCTAACGTTTGCGAAATTTGAAATACGCTTTCCCTAGCGCATATAAAAAGCACCTATCTTTCGATAAGTGCCAATTTACAGATCTTTGATTGGACTGTTTGTTACCTGATCACTGGAATCTTGCATAATACGCTTTGCATCAGGATTTGGATCTTGGTCATCTTTATTTTTTGTACTTTTCCCGGCTTTTTTACTTTCAAGCAATGTTCTCTGATATTCCAGCATCATAGGCACTGAATCTTCTACTGCTTCTGCTAAATTTGGGAAGAAATCTATTGCCTCCATTGCAATTCTGGGATGGACCATATTCTGAACCATCGTTGCCAGTGAATTGATTTTCGTGGACATATCAAACGTCTTTTGGCGGATAGGTCTCACATCAATATCATTGTTTTTCAGTTTCAACAGCGGACTGTCCTGCGGAATATCCGGTGATTTTTTTATTGCAATCAGTACAAGGTCATTACGGCGCTTGTACGTTGATTTTATAATCTGAGCCTGTTTACACGCTACCGCTTCTGTTGCTGTCCAGCCAGAAGAAAGACTTGTTGCTCCGGTCGTAGAACCGCCGCTCTGCTCTGTCTGCTTCGGTGTGAATGTTCTTTCCAAAATACCGTCATGCTTTGCCTGGATATTGGCAAGGACACCAGTATAGTCGTAATCAAGAACAAGTCCTTTGATGTTCGGCTGTTTACCGCTTCCGTTTGTCTTAGTCAAAATCCATTGTCCGGCCTGCGGTCCCTTCGGATTTCCTTTTTCATCAGAGTCTAATTCAATGTCATTTCCCCACCAGTTTGCCTGCGTCGTCTGCGACACATCATTGCAAAGATCAGATTCCAGAATATTCAGAGCATTTAACTCATCTATCTGCCTTTCAAAAACACCGGTACGGTCAATGGCTCTTTCAAACTCTATGATATGAACCTTACCGAAAGGATTCTTTGTTATGTCATATTCTCCATTGCCGAGTTCTTTCCCTTTTTCATTCTTGGTGTCGTTGATGATTTCCACCATATCACGTATTACAAATTCCTCATCATCTGTGATGCATGTAAATATTCTCGATCCGTTTTCTTCTTCTGAATAGGACACCCCCATCATAGGACGCTCATAAGCATCGGATGAGTAAATAACAAATGAATACAAAGGATTCAATGTCACGAGATCAAATACCGCTTCGCCATCACTGGGATTTCTTTTAATATCAATGAGTTGACAGCATATACCACAAACTTCCAGATAGTATGCAAGAAGCTGATCCTTGGATTCCATATCCTCGGCATCGTACATCTCATTAAACAGTGTAATGGCAGAATCATTATCTTCCGGCCTGCTGCCTTTGGGATGTTTATCCGATTTCTGCACAAAAGCCATATGATTGCCCCAGAAATAGCCCAGCCAAAACTCTGTGATCTGATGCGCCAGATTGGAAATTGACTTAATATCAATATCCTTCCGAACGCTTTTTTCCCTGATAAGTGGCTGATCGCCTTTTTCAAAGTTGATGAGATAGCGGATCTGCGTGCGATTCTGCTCATGTTTTATCATGGCTTTTGTGAGCACATCGATAACGTTGTCCCTTGTGATTTCCTCCACATCCGTATATATTTTTACGCGGCCACGATATTGAACCTCACGTTCCTTCTCACTCACAATCTCACCACCTAACACAAAAGCCACCGCCGGATTTCTCCAACGATGGCTTATTTGCTTTCTCGCTTATTGTAACTATAACAAATAATTTCGGGACATATAGGACAACCTTACTTTTCCATAAATCGATAGAAAGATTTTTTCACACTATCTTCCGTGTTGCCGCCCCCGATACGGTCTGCGACTTTATTCCATGACAGATTTTCAATAAACCGAAGAGTAATGATCCGTCTTATCCGGCTATCCTCCACACCTGCGATAAATTCTTCTACCTGATTCAAAGTCTCAGTCAATTCCAGCTCCAGATTTACAAGCGTAGCTTTTCTCACATACAACAGACTCTTTTTCCTGCTGTACTCGGGATATGGAAAGCCCTCGATCTTAAAGTGCTGAATCCCACCGGTTCCGCCGCATACAGTATCTATAACATTGCCCTCTTCCTCGATTTTTGCAATTTGCTTTTCAGTGCTTTCAATCCTATTACGTACCTCTTTTACTTCCTCCTGCAAGTCACTATATTGGGTTAAAATTTCCTTTGAAATCATCAAACTACCTCCGCATATTCCCACTTATACCCTTGATAACTTTCCCTTTGACCAATGCAACATCTATAAACCGAAGCTCTCTGATATCCGGTTTCTCTTTGCATCTGCTTGAAGCCTTGCCACACTTTTATCAGATTTCCATCCATGTCAAGCTGTTTGAACGCTCTTCTCTGTTTTTTCGCACCACGCTCAATTTCATCACCGTGATTCACATTTTCCCTATGGGTACACCATTCCAGATTAGCAGCCGAATTGTTAAGTTTATTCTGATCAATGTGGTTCACCTCAACCATTCCGTCCGGGTTGTCAATAAAGGCTTCCGCAACGATCCTATGTACGAGAAATGTCCTTGTTTTGCCGGAATCATGTAACCCAACAGTCAAATATCCGCTATTGTTCACAGTCCGTATCGTAAGCACTTTCCCGTAAAACGTTCTTTTTCTTCCGTCTTTAAAAACGGTCAATCTGTCAGTGGATTTGATTCGTCCCAAATTGCTGACTTCATAATATTTTTCATATCCACGCACCGGTTTCCAAACTTCCATAAACTTTCTCCTACCCTATAGGACTATCAATAATTGTTGTTTTTACACCAATTCCATATTTCATCACACACAACTGTGCCATAGAATCAGGCGCATCGTCATGCTTGACTGCTCCCTCTTTTTTATATCCCCACACATTTTGAAGGAATTTCTGATATGGCTTTGATCTGCACTTGCTATCCAAGAAATACATTTCTCGGATCTCCGGTGCTTTATCCAAAATTCGATTTCTCTTTGCTACATTATTTGGTGCTGGCTCACCATAGGAGTTCAGACGATAGCCCTTATCCTTAAGCATGCTTTCCACGCTTTCTCTATAGTCAGCAGTTGTTTTTGTTTCCTCAAATCGTGCTGCCTGAACCTTATATTTCAGAATCATATCTACAATCAATGGCTTAGTAATACTCTTGTCTCCATTATCAAACACAGCATCCATGATGTAATAGGTATCTTCATACTGATAACAGACCGGTCCCGCAACATAATCTCCACCACCGAATGCTTCATCAATTGCCATGAAAATTCTGTCCGGCTCTCTATCCGGCAGGTCTCTATCCGGTATGAACGTCTTTGTTGTTCCAGCTTCAAACACCGCTCCCAATCGTTCAATTGGTGTTTGCTGATCCTGTGCATACCAAGATGCCATATCATCATTTTCTTCAAATGATGCTCTCATCATCAGATAATCTTCCGTGGAATATCCGACATCATATGGATAATCAAAATTTGATTCGTCATTTTCATTCAATGCCGGTATAGAAACGACTTTATATCTGCGATTTCTGTACTCTGGTCTTTCCTTAAGTAAATTTAACCTACGCCCCTGGCAATCTCCAAGCGCCCACCGGGTGCCCATATTGATCAACTTTGCTTTCTTCTTCAGACGTTTCATGAAGTTATTATCAAATTTCGCCCAGACCGTAGCCTGTCGGTCAACGCTAACTGCTTCATCAATACCGCTGAATAAATCATCTGCAACAGCAAGCCCACTACAGTCACAGGCTCCGTTCAGTGTTCCGTAAATTGAACGGCATGTGAATGTCGGATACGTTTTTCTCCGCACAAGGTCAACAGTCAGATCATCTCCGCTCGTTTTTTCAATTGCAATGTCCGGGAATATTTCATGGTATGTATAGGTCGGGTCGTTAATCAGCTCAATGATACCGGCATAGAAACCCTTTGTAATTTTGTCAGAGAATGCGGTATACAGGTTTGAAAGCTCCGTATTTCTACTTCCCCACCATAAAAAAGCGAATTTTACGATCTGTGTTTTTCCAACTCTTGAAGGCATATTGATAAACAGCTCATCTAGTTTATCCTCAGCAAGCTCCTGTATTGCATCTGCCACCTGCCGTAGCGGATTTATTCTGGGCTGATAAAACCTTTCTTCTGGAGGCCTGTTTTTCTCCATGTACAACATGAAACTTTCAAAAACATGCGGCGCTTCAAACTTCATAGCCTGCCAGTACAGCTGATTCAGCACAATGGATGATGGCAGTGTTGGAATCTTCCGTTTTATGAAATTTGTAAGCTTAAGTGCATAGGCAAGATCATGATCCCCCTCAGGATCCGCAATCACCTTTGCCATATCCAGCAGATCGCTCAGCGCCTTGTAGCTGTTCAGATCCGATCTCTTGATGGCATCCACCACCGCTCTATTTTTTGCTGATACCACGAAAAAAAGAGCCTCCTTTCCTTACATTTTGGAAATTTGGCTCTCTGCGTAGGCACTCTACGACTGGTGCTCTGAATTATTCTATTTTCCTAATTCATCAATCCTATGTACAGTAGTTTCGATGTAATCAACAAGTTCCCTTGCCAACATCCCATACTTTAAATGAACTTCGTCAGCGGACTTTGCACCATCGTTTGCAATTAAAAGCATTACCTTATGCGCGATAGTTCCAATATCACTAACAAGTCTTTTTTCTGTACCTTCCATTTGTGTAATATCCACTTGTCCGTCTGTTGCTTTTACCTCTAACATCGTTTTACCCCAATTCTATTAATTTTCCCGCATTTCGGGCATTTGATTTCAGCCTGTCCGTTGAATTTACCCAAAAGACGGTTGCAGTGTTGGCAACGCTTTTCAAATAATCCCTCCGGCTTCATTGCCTGCCGCAGTGCATCACGTTCTATGATCTCAATTACTGCTGTCATACTCATTCTTCATCCACTCCTCAAACTTTTTCCGACATTTAGGGCACAAATGAAAGTCTTTGTATCCAACGTCGCATATTTCTTTAATTTGAACTGCCATAAGTAACGGAGATATAAGTTCAGTATCAGCAACATATCCTGTTACATTTGCAAATCTCATACTAAACTCTGACGGTGTAATCACTTTCCTTGTTAAAAAAGTTCTTCTTTCCGGAATCATTTTTATTTCAGATTCACACCGATCACAGGTGTACCATTCCTTCTCATGTTTCATATTTGCCCCCCATTTTTGCGTAAAAAAATACCAACCATCGAATATTGACGGTTGGTATTTAATGAATTACAAATCTAACTGATCTTTGGCTCTTTCAATTCTTCGCAGATATTCATTTTGTAAATATTTAGGGATATTATCATATCCATAAATTTTATTTTCTGCCTGAATCAAATACCTCCTAGCAGTTTCCTTACTTGACGCTGATAATGCTGCATCTATCAACGCATCTAACTCTCTTTCAAATTGTTCTACTGATATTTGCATAATTCAATCCCCTTTCTTTTGTGATAAAGAAATTATACCACTCAAACCGCCAATATTCAATTATCAAAGATCGAAACGCCGTACACAGGATTCGAACCTGCAAGCCTTTTACAGCCAACGGTTTTCAAGACCGCTCCCTCGCCACCCGGACATACGGCAAATATGACAGTGTAGTGGAACTGCCATATCTGAAATTGCTTTTGCCACTACTTTGTACAATTTCATGCGGACTTTCTACCGCTTACGGCAAACCTTTTCCTAGGTTTATTGTCGTAAGTTAGCGCAGTGTGTAGGATTCGAACCTACAAGGCGAATAAACGCCCGGCGGCTTAGCAAGCCGTTCCAATACCATTATGGGAACACTGCCGAATTTTCTTTGTATCGTCAAGAACATTGGGAAAGAAACGGCGGATACCTTTCTTGCTGGAGTTATGCCCGCAGGCGGATTTGAACCACCATTCTGCTACCATGCTTACTCCAATTATTTCAAGCGGAAAGTGCCGGAATCGAACCGACCTCACGGATTATTGGTGCACCTCACCGTAATTGCATACCAGCGATATAACTTTCCTCAATAGGAACCGTCGTCTATGGCAGCCCCTAAAATCATTCAGCCGAGTTATGTTGTTAAGACCAAGCCAGTTACTTTTTCATAGTTTTGCGGGTTCTTCACTTTTCATTTTGCATTTTATTTCACTGGCAAGGTCTTTCACGGTACTTCATGCCTCGTAGGTATGGCCGGATATGCGAACCCAAGCATATTTTCACCATATTTTCTTTTTGCCGCTTTACTGGACTTCATGGTTTGAACTCCAACCCAGACAACGGGATGAAAAACAATTACACCGTATGCAGTTATAACCATCAAAACTCCCTCGCTTTCTGAATTGTTGTTCGCCGCAGTCCTCAACGCCCCATGCTATGACACCATAACAGTGTTTGATTCTTGCGGTGTTAGGCATACGACAACTTTTTCCGGAATTACCATCGTGTAATACCAATACAGCCAAAACATAGACCATCTGCTGGCAGACAGCGTAATTTGATCGAATAATTGCAGAAACAGATATTATGCAGCAGTTAGTCAGCACCTGCAAACAGGGACAAGCGTTATGATTTTCTGCTGTTTATCGGTAGGGTGTCTCCCGGCTGTTTACCTGACTTGTACATTTACGAAACACCTTGTGCCGCCACCGTATCTCACGCTCTATTTTATTTCTGCAAAATGGGGAAGAGAGGAATTGAACCTCCAATGTTTACCGCTTGGGAACTGATTTACAGTCAGCTGCAACACCGCCAATCGTTGCCGCTTCCCCGAAATGCGCGGACACCTCACTCCATATCTCTGTATGCGACCGCGCTACGCATACAGTATCAAATCAGCTCGACACCATCGGAACGGAAGGATTCGAACCTTCAATCCGGCTCTCGTTGTTGTTTTCCGTGTACACGCCACTTTTACCAATTAAGCTACGTTCCGAAACCGCCATAAGACGGTTAGCAATCATATTTATCGTGCCATGCGTTGCACTATCCATGCGCTTTCATGGAAAATAGGTGGGTGAGGATTCGAACCTCACAAAGTCAGTTTCTGAAAATGTGTTGTTGCTGGCTACGGGTGATCGTCCGCCTGTCACTCGGCAATACTCTTACTGATCGGCTTCTTTGCCTGCAATACCATTCTGCCACCACCTACGCCCATCTTATGACTGCAAGGGCCGTGCAGGGTAATCAATCTCTGTCATTTGACTGCCTGTAGTTCCACCCGCCGGCTTTGAAGATTGATGCTCTATTTACTCGCGTATGCCGAGCTTGCCGTATCGTTGTTAAAGCAGGACTAACACTGCTCTCTCCGACTCCGTGGGATGGGAGCCGGAAAACCCTCACGAGCCATTGACGGCTCTTAACAGCATTCCGCTATGAGGTATAAAAGGGGGTATTGCTCATGGACTAAACAATACAGTGGAGTCTCTGGGACTTGAACCCAGGGCCGCCCGGTTATGAGCCGGGTGCTCTAACCAGCTAAGCTAAGACTCCTTTTTAACACGCCGTTCTATTTCTGCAATCATCGTTTGAATCAGACTATGTGCAAACGGGCAATCATACATTTTCAGCAGCACCTTACATTCCCGGTTGATCTGCTCCCAGTCTTCATCAGATTTAGGATAAGGATTGCCTTTATGGATTTTCCAGACTGCAGTATAAATTGCTTTTACATCCTCCGGAAGCTCTTTCTTCTTTTTCCCAGTCATGTTTGAAGCGCTTCCATCGCGCTTATTGTTATGATCCATCTGGCAGGCAAACATCTCTGTGATGTTGGATCGTTCCTGTTTGATTCCATGCCCCTGAAGGAATAATTCACACTGAAGGACATCACCGCAGTACTGACATTCATCCGTGATCTCTTTACCGTAGATTTTCATAAGCTATAACCTCAATCCTTAGTTCCACATATCCCCAGGAGGATCAATAGCAAATACATCCACCACGGAGCCTGCAATGTATATAAAATCCAAAATAACATAACAATCAATAAGATCATACGTTTTTCTCCCTTAAACATCCTCTTCTGCTCTGTGGTTCGATTTTTCAACGTCAAAGCCTTCAGGATAACGTGCCTTAAGCTTGTCTACGTTCATTTGCATGATCTCATCAAGGTTCCATCCAAAAGATTCACAAAGCATTGCAAGATACCAGCAAATATCTCCTGCTTCTTTCTTTGCATGGTCAATATCGAGCGGCTTCTCATGGAAAATCCACTTTTTAATCATGTCGTTGAACTCTCCAACCTCGCCGGATAATCCAAGGCAGGCATTGAATATTCCTCCGAAATCTGCATTGCGTATCTCGGCATTCGGTTCAGAACAGTGTTTATCGAGATGAAAAATTTCCATCGCATTTCTTAATCTGTCTGTTGCCTTGCAATCATTTGTCCGCATAGCGGATTTTTGATACTCATTTCCGGTCATATATGTGCTACCCCTTTTTTATATTTTTTAAATTTTGGAATCCTGTTATCGAACGTAACTTTGAATTTTATCAGATGTAGATTGAATGATGTTGTCTGTAGTAAATTGGTGGGCTATATGTAGGAGGATGGCCTTTTTAATTTTTGAGTGGTTGAGGGGCTCAGTTATGCCTCGGGGACCGCTCCCAGTAGACCCCCGCCCCCGGTCTGATCCTGTGCCCTTTTCAAAAGTTCGCATTTATACCATTTTGCGAACTTTCCCATATTTCCGGGCTTTTCCTTTTTTGCCACTCTAAAACCTTTGTGCATATTGCTGAAAGATCTTAAAAATCCGGTTGGACATCCCCCGGAAGAGCTCCGGCAGTGCTGTAATCGGCTGCGATCTGCTCCGCTGTCCGGTGTTGCTCTGGATTAGCTACCAGGACCGGTGCGGTTTCAACCATGCCATAAGCAGCTTTTGCAATGAATATTTTATTTGCATCAGTTCCCCGGGAATTCTGCAGAGAATTTACCAAGAAATTTTTACAAATATTTTTCCATTTTTTGACCGCTTCGGCGTGCGCCGTACTGGGTTCCGCCCTGTACTGCTCGCCCCTGTGGTTCAGCTGCCATGCTGCAAAGTCTTTTATATACTTACCTTTAGAGTCATAATATACTGTACTTCTTAATACTCCACTGCTCCAATCTGATAGTGTACCAGGATTAATATTAATTAACATGCTAAACGATTCTAATGTAGGCAGCATATTATATTTAACACATAATCTGGTATATATATTAAATATATTATCTAACTGCTGTATATCATTATTATCTACCTTTGGGATATTATCAGAGATATATAATATCATAGCCATAAAAGTATTAGAGTTATTTGGCATCTCTTCACGCTGTTTATCGTCCAGTTGATTATTAATAAATTCGTCTGCTAGTTCCTGGATGCGATTCGTATATACCTTTGCTCCGTTATATGCAATCTCTGTATTGTCTTTCATGGCTCCCTGTCCTTTCTGATCTGCTCCACGTCTTCCGGATCCCTGGAAGTGATCGAATAAAAAAATAAAGCTCCAGCCCTACGGAGTGGATACCGTATAGACTGAAGCCGTTTGCTCTGATCTCTGCACGCCTGCTGCGTGGTCGTTGTATGTGGTCAAGGCCTGCGAGCTAGCACATACACGCTTTAATTATTCCGGCGGATCATTGCCGCCCTATGGATATATTATAAACCACAGAATTATTATTATGTCAACCACCATTTTATAAAATATTTATGTATGCGCATACGCGCGCACGCGCTTTTATTTATATCCTTTTTAAGCCCTTATAATATATTATTATATATAGTTTATATCCGCGCGCGAGGTTTGCTTGGGAACTGTTTGGGAAAGTGCGTGGGATTTGCTTGGGAAATTGAAAAATGCAAAGTCTTGAAATCCGCATAAATACTGGCTTTGTTGGCTGTCCGTTGCTTGGGATTTGTTCGGGAAGTTGCTTGGGAAGTTTTTGTTATATGTGAAGTATAACAGCAGGAAAAGCACAAAAAAGGCAGCCTTTGAAAGACCGCCTTAATTGATTTATTTTATTTATAAACTGATGAATAATCAAATTCTATTATCTGATTAGCATATTCCTTTAATTGCGGGAAGAAAATAACTATTTCCATGTTGCTATCTGGAATATATCCATTTATCTGCATGAATTTTTTTCTTGCTTCTTCAAGGTCATATTTTTCACTTACAAGTCCTAAAATTCTGTGAAAATACGCCTTCGAAGATACTTCGTAATAATCTTTTATAACTTCCAGCTTATATGTATGCTGTTTATACCAGTTCTTTTCTGGAGGAATAGCAAGCCTATTTATATTTCTTTTTAATGTTTGATCTTTTATATGCTGTTCCATGTCCGCAAAACGTTTTACATAACGAGCAGTAAAAATAATTCCTTTTTCTCCTGTAAATTTGTTTGCGAGAAAGTCACAACCTAGCTTCGTTATTTTATAACATTTATTTTCCTTTCCTGATTCATCTTTATAAGTGGCTGGTATGAAATAATCACTCGCCCCTAAATTGTGGCGAGTTAAAATTTCAATAACTCCCTCTGTGTGCTTCCCTTTTACGTCCTGCCCTTCCAGTTTTCTCAAAACTCTGTCATGTCGCATTTTCATCATTTCAGCAATTTCTAACGTTGTAATCGTTTGTACATTATTTTCTTTCTCTGATGTAAAAATTTCAGTTCCGTACATAAAAGTACCCTCCTTAAAATTTTTACTTGCCCGGATCTGCATTTTCTGCAGATCCGAAAATAAAATTGATTGTGCCGCACCGGGAGCATACCCCGGAAGGAGTTGCAACAAATAAAAAACTACCAAAGAGCCTATTTTATGGTTGTTATCTTTGGTAGTTTAATCTTGTTCTATTTGTTGTGTTCTCGCATATTCTACAAGTTCATGGAGAATTGATTCTCCATACTTGTCATATATTTCTACTTGTCCGAGAGCGGATAAAATAGTTTCTCGCCCGTATTCCTTATATAGTACCGATATATCAATTATTTGCGGCTCTGGGCTTTCTTCCTCGGTCTTCTCTTCCTGTTGGCTTCCAGATGGTTCTGCTTTCTTTTCTTTGAGTGTTTCTAAATCTTTTATAACCAATTCAGAAATATAAGCATTGCAGCTTTTCCCGGTCAGTTCTTTTATTCTCTCTTTTGTTCCTTTTGGCAATGTTATAGAAATTCTGTCGTAATTTTCTTTTATATGCTCATTCTGTCGTTTATACTGCTTTTCTAACCGTTCTTTAGCTTCTTTTCCTGTCAACAGATATCACCCCTATTTCATAAAATCTTTTATTAAATGTTATCACGTAATAATTATTTATGCAATACGATTATTAAATATATTACATAATAAACAATATCGTCGTGTATTTATGTAATACTTTTATGCAAAACGTAGAATCTTTATTTTATGTAATAATATTTATGTAATACTATTGCATTATACGTATTTATGTAATATTATCAATATATCAAATAAAACACGAAAGCGAGGTATCTAGCATGCAGAACATAACATTAAATACTTGCCCTTGGGCGGTAGCTTACAAGATCGACAAGAGCACACAGGACGACAGGAAAACAAAGGTAATTATTACCGCTACTTTCTCCAATCCAGACAACGCAGAAGATTTTATAAATAACTGCTTGCCAAAGAACACAAAGGATAGATTTTTTATAATCCGGCTGGCAGATCTTGAAAGCTGTGAGGATGCCAACAGGATCCAGAAAGTTTCTGAATTCTATGCGAAAATTATTTAAGCCGAAACGCTCCGGGGCGGAGCGTCAGCCGCGGGATGGTCTCCCGGCTCTGATGATGGCAGACCAGAAAGGGAAAACATGACAACATTAAAATTTGAAAATAATAAAATCTATAGTACTTCTATACTCTGCGAAAAAACGGACGTTTTCGAAATCGTTGAGAAAATCCCGGCTGGCTTTTTCGTTTGGAATATTGGCGAAAACATGGGGACGCATGAATATATTCCTGTTTGTGAGGACTTACACCCGGAGAATAAAGAAGATTATTGCATTAATTTAGCAACGCTTAAAGCTGTAAAAGTTACCCCGAACGAATGGGCAAAGTTGAACACAGCGGCCTCATGGGGCATTGGAAACCTTGCACAAGCAAAAAAAGCCTTAAATAGTAAGCGCCGCGGCTACACATCCGACAAGAAAAGAGCCGCGGCAGAACTCACAATTGAAATCTTCCGCAAAATTTGCCAATAGTCGAAACCGCCTTCCGGCGGTCTGCAGGAACTGCCCCACCTGCACCGATGAGACAGGGCACACAATGAAAGGATGGTTGATTTTATGGGAAAAATTAAACTGCAAGGCATACCACAGAGATTCGACGGAGTAGCTGCAAAGGATTTAAAAATCGGAGATGTGATCGTTTGGAATTTTGGATATAAAAGCGAGGTTGTAGACATACAGCCAAGCAAGACAGGAAAAACGTTTGTATTATCTTTAAAATCTTTCGAGACCGGAAGCACAAGCGACAGAAAAACAACGGCAACGCGTGAATTTGTTGTTGAAAGAAAAGAGCCAGAAAATCCGGTAGATAAAGCAATTAAGACGAGAAAAACCACTTACCGCGGCATATATAGTGATGTTGGTTGCGTTCTCGATGGGTTCACAACTGCGGAGCTTGCAGATTACTATATAAAGCGGTTCGGAGATGGTGGCTTAAGATATTTTTTGGAGCAACAAATCATAGCGGCAGAAATTAGCAGAGATAAAGCAATTTAAGCAAGGCTGGCTTTTCCGGGGTTCGATTCCCCGGCTTGCTTTTACCCGGAAACGGGAAAAATTGAAAATATGGAGGAATGAAGTATGCGAAAAATTAAGGTTGAATGGTGCGAAAATTTTATCAAAAAGACATTTGCGAAACTTCCGGAATTTGCAACAGGTATAGAAATTGGTTGTTTTTGGAACATGGCGGAAAAGTCCAGACTTTGGACGCGCGGAACGTATGGCTCCCCAATGTCGCAGGCGTTAGAAAAATTAACCACCGTTAAGGCAGTGAAGGGAAATAATGGGAAACTCATATATTATACATTTGAATTAAAATAGCCGCCGCAGAGGATGCCCGCCGGATCACTACCGGCGGCGGTTTTATATTCAAACGAAAGGAGAAAAAAAGCACATGAAGGAAAAGAACCTCGAACGGCTTTATAAGCTACTGGAACGCGCAGAGCGCGAACACGACACAGAGACAGCCGCCGCCCTGCGGTGGGCTATTTACGAGTTAGAAAGGGGATAGAATCATATGGGAGCTTATACCACACTGGCAGTTAACGAAAAAAGCTATAACCGTATTGTTTCGCTAATCCGCACCGGCTACACTGGAAAAGGCAACGTAATACACCGCCCTGCGCCACATATGGCCTGCTGCTTAGTTATACAGGCTAATTTAGGCTGCAGGATCGGTGATATTTTGCACTTGTCCCTTTCTTCTCTGGTGCGTGATGGCGATCACTACAGAATGGACATCGTGGAAGAAAAGACAGGTAAGGCACGGCGGCACCAGGTACCGGAACCGGTTTATAACTATATTCGGGACTACTGCGAAGAAAATAGAATCAACCCAGAGCGGCGCATATTCCAATTTACAGAAAGGGCTGTACAGAAAGCGCTTAAGGCTGCTCGGGAATATTTAGGCATCCCGCAGACCTCAACACATAGCTTCCGAAAGTTTGCCGGCCAGCAGATTTATAAAAACTCCGGTCATGACATTGAGGCGACAAGGGAATTTTTCCAGCACGCCAGCGTTACAACAACACAGAAATATCTGGCCAAGTCCTCGGAGCAGCTGGCGCAGGCTATAAATAAAAGTGTACACTTACCGACTGAAACAGATTGACACATGGGGAATAACTGCGTAAAATCCATTTTAAGGCAATTATGCGGTATATACGTGAGTTTCTTCGTCTGCTCCTCTATCGTCAAAATTTGAGCCAGCCAGAGCCGCAGGCGGGGCATATTATAAGTTTGTGGAGTGTGCCCCCCAGAACTAGGGAAGAATAATCAAGAATACTATATCCAAAATCAGATCACATTTTTCAGAACAAATCTGTGTGAAATCTACACAAAATTTTGAAAAAATTCCATTTCGATTTTTCAACTGAAAATGAGGGGTAGGGGGGTATCAAAATCATTTACCAAGATTTTTTTGAAAACCTCTCCTATTTTTGCGCAAAAAAATAAACCGATCTATGGTCGATTTATCTTTAGTAGCACTTTTGCAGGAATCTCCTTTCCTTTGAAAAATTATCTAAAAGTAATCATAGGTAATCAAAACATTTTCGCTGAAATCCGCATAAATACTGGGATTTTAGCGTTTGAATAGCGAGTTCGAATCCCGCCACTCCGATTCATGTATAGGCGTCAAAATCTTTTACGAGGTTTTGACGTCTTTTGTTTTGTTTTGTATTTTATTTGCTGCTTTGGAAAATTGTAGAAAAAATTTGAAAAATTTAAAAAATGGCTTGCTTTTTATAAAATTCTATGCTATGATAATCTTCGTTCCGGGGTGTGGCTCAGCTTGGTTAGAGCGCCGTCTTAGGGAGGCGGAGGTCGCGAGTTCGAATCCCGCCACTCCGATTCATTAAAAAGTCCTTGATTTTCAAGGACTTTTTTGTGTTACATTTCATGTTGCAATCCGATATTCACTTTTTGTAACGCTTCCGGCATAGCTCCTTTACATGGACAGACATGTCATGAATGCTCTTTCACATACTGCAGAAATTCCGGTGTTTTTGACCAGTATTTTACACCCCAGTTTTCAAAATTCCATTCTTCCATGTAATCGTTACACTCGAAATCTACATAATATATTTCTTCGTTATGTACAACAAAATTCGTTGGAAAATAATCAATATTTGTATTGGCAGCATATAACAGCTTACACATTCTATGCAATTGCCCGATATAGTCAGTTTTCATCTTGTCTTCTAAAACCAGCTGATAGATCGTGTCGCCGTCAATAAACTCCTTCAAAATGCGTTCATTTTTCACATCTGTTTCAAGCATGGCAGGCATTTTTATTCCGATTTCTTTCAATTTCCTGTAATCCCTGATCTCTGCCTCAAGCTTGTTTCCGAACTGATAATAGTCACAAGGTTCATGATGTATCTGCTTCAAAACATACCTGTTATTTCCAGACTCTGCCAAATAAGAATATCCACCTTTTCCCTTTCCTAGCAATTTAATTATTGTATAGCTTTTCCCATTTACGGTCATTTCTTTATTCAT